GGAGAAGTCCTTGAAGTTTATAAAGACTCTTTGGGTTATCTAACTCTAGGGGTTGGTCATTTAATCAGAGAAGATGATGCAGAATATGGTGAACCAGAAGGAACACCTGTTTCGCAAGAGGTCGTAGATAGATACTACGATGCAGATTTTGACAAACATGTAGATGAAACACTTCATGTTTGTGGCGCACACGATATAGATTTTGATAATCTGCCTGAGAACATTCAACATGTATTAGTCAATATGTGTTTTAATCTTGGTGCAAATAGATTATCAAAGTTTAGAAACATGCTCAAGGCATGTTCTGAATCTAATTGGGAAGAAATGGCTGCCCAAATGGAAGACAGTAAGTGGTATGGTCAAGTAGGAAGAAGGTCAGTCGAACTACAACAAATGGTTTTGGATGTATGACCTATGCCTACAGTTAAATGTATAAGACTAGATACTGGTGAAGTCTTAATAGGTTTTGTTAAGAAACATTTCAATGGTGATTACACCATTACAGATGCACAAACATGTATAATGGAAGTAAAAGATGGTCACATGGAAGTCAATTTGGCACCATGGATTCCTTTTGCCAAAGAATACACATTCAGAATCAATAAGAGTCTTATACAAACAGTTTTTGATGCGAAGCCTCAACTTGAAACTAATTTTAAAGTTGCTACAGGCAACACGCAAAGAGGACAAATAAGGAAATAAATTATGATAGATTTTATAGATAGAATATTGTCTGCTCAAATTAAACAGGCAGATGCAATGATTGAGAAACATAAAGTGAACATAGAAGTTCTTTCAAAGAACGCAAGTGGTGTTGCAGAACATCCAGATATAATGGCCACAGTTGAGAAGGAGTTAGAAAGAATATCTTATTGGAAAGATATTAAGTCTGCTGCTCTCGAATTTGATTTCGAATCCAAGAAAAAGACCCTTGTAGAATAGACTAGTCCATAGTATAATACATATATGGATTTTTATACAAATGTATGTCGTTCTCGTGACAAGATTCTCGCAATAGGATATAAAAATGGAAAGAAACAGAAACTTTCCGTATCATATCGTCCCAATCTTTACATACCATCAAAGAAAGGTTCATCGCCTTACAAGGCACTCGATGGCAGACCATTAGAAGTTGTAAATCTCAACTCAATGGCAGGCGCCAAGAAATTCAAAGACAAGTATCAAAACATAGATGGTTTCGAAGTTCATGGTTATGACAGATATGTTTATACTTACATATCAGATAAGTTTCCAGGCAAAGTAGAATTTGACCCTAATCTAATTAAGATTGCTACACTTGATATAGAGTGTGAATCAGAAGATGGTTTTCCAGAACCAACACAAGCAATAGAAAAAGTCAACGCAATATCAATTAAACCATTCGGCAAACCTTGTGTTGTATTTGGTTTGGGTGAATGGGAAACAGAGTCAGATGTAATATATCATAACTGTAGTAGTGAGAAAGACTTACTCGCAAAGTTCATGCAGTATTGGAGAGAAGAGTGGTTTGATATTATTACAGGTTGGAATGTAAACGCATTTGACATGACCTATCTTTGTAATCGTGTTGATAGATTATTCGGTGAAGATTCTCATAAGAAATTTTCTCCATGGGGTCAATCATCTCAACGAGAATTCTTAATAAATGGTTATCAGAAACAACAAGTATTTGATTTGAGTGGTGTCAATGTTGTTGACTATCTAGAACTTTATAGAAAATCTACATTTCATAATCAAGAATCATATAAGTTAGATTACATCGCACACTTTGAGTTAGGTAAAAAGAAATTAGATTATTCAGAGTATGGTTCACTTCATACTTTATATAAGAATAACTATGCAAAGTATCTAGAGTATAATGTTCGTGATGTTGTTCTAGTAGAAGAACTAGAAGACAAGTTAGGTTTCTTAGATTTAACACAGGCAATGGCATATGATGCCAAGTGTAATTACATTGATACATTTGGTATGGTTAAGTATTGGGAAACAATCATATACAATTTCTTAAAAGAACAAGGTGTTCAGACACCACCACAAAAGAAAAACGAGAACAAGAACAATCAGATTGTTGGTGCATTTGTAAAAGAACCTATTACAGGTGGTCATAATTGGGTGATGTCATTTGACTTGAACTCACTTTATCCACATTTGATTATGCAGTGGAACATTTCGCCAGAGAAAATGATTAAGGGCAATCGTCAAGATGCAACTGTAGATAAGATGTTGAATAAAGAAATGGACTTGTCTATAGGTAAGAAGATGAATACTGCAATCGCACCTAATGGTGTTATGTTCTCTAGAGATAAACAAGGTTTCTTTCCTGAGATTATGGAAGTCATGTATGATGAGCGTAAGGCATGGAAGAAAAAGATGATTGAGTATCAACAAGAGAAACAGAGAACGCCTAAAGATGATGTCAGAAGACGAGCAGAACTTGATACTCTTATTAAGAGAGCATATAACAATCAACAAGTAAGAAAGATTGCATTGAACTCAGCATATGGTTCTATGGCAAATCAATGGTTCGCTTTCTTTAGTGTTGATTTGGCAGAGGCAATTACTACTGCTGGTCAATTAGTTATTAGATGGTCAGAGAAAACAGTTAATGAATATCTTAACAAGGTGCTTAAAACAGATAATGAAGATTATGTAATTGCAATTGATACAGATTCAATCTATCTTACAATGGATAAATTTGTTAATGAAGTTATGCCAGATGAAACTGATAAAGATAAGATTATTGATTTCTTATCTAAAGTAGAACACAAGATAGAAGAAGTTTTAGACGAAGGTTTTCTAGACCTTGCAGATTATGTAAATGCATTTCAACAAAAAATGGAAATGGGTCGTGAAGTAATTGCAGACAGAGGTATATGGACTGCAAAGAAAAGATACATTCTTAATGTTCATGATAACGAGGGTGTAAGACTTAAAGAACCCAAACTTAAACTCATGGGTATTGAAACTGCAAAATCATCTACGCCTCTATGGGTTAGAAGAAAACTAGAAGATGCAATTAAAGTTGTGATGAGAGGAACAGAACAAGAGTTGTGGGAGTTTGTAGAGAAATCTAGAAAAGAGTTCAGAGAATTGCCGCCAGAAGATGTTGCGTTCCCTAGAGGGTGTAGAGGTTTAATTCAGTATGCAGACTCTACAAACATATACTCAAAGGGCACACCAATTCATGTTAGAGGTTCATTGTTATTTAATCATAGACTTAAAGAGATGAATCTCACAAAGAGATATGAACCTATTATGAATGGTGAGAAGATACACTTTACATATCTAACAATGCCTAATCCGTTAAATGAAAATGTAATATCATTTACGAGTGCATTGCCTAGAGAATTTGATTTACATAGATTCGTAGATTATGATATGCAGTTCGATAAATCATTTGTTGAACCATTGAAAAACATTGTTCAATTAATCAATTGGAATGTTGAACCTACTGCAAGTCTAGACACATTCTTTGCATAAATAACAGTATGGCATATAGTAAGAAGGTTGTAGAACGATTTGAATCTGTTCTAAACAATCCAGAAAAACACTCAGTTGGAAGATTTGACCCAAAGGCACCTGATATTGCTACAGGAATGACTGGTGCACCTGCATGTGGAGATGTAATGAAATTGCAGTTGAAACTTGATGAAGATGAAAGAATAATTGATGTCAAGTTTAAAACATATGGATGTGGTAGTGCAATCGCATCTTCTACAATGTTTGTTGATATGCTGAAAGGTAAAACAATAGAAGAGGCAAAACAAGTGAAAGATAAAGAAATCGCTGAAGCACTTGAATTGCCACCAATCAAATTACATTGTTCAGTCCTTGCAGAAGATAGCATACAGAGAGCAATACAAGATTGGGAATCAAAAAAGGAGCATAGACAACACAATTATGTATAGGTATAAAGTAAATGTAGTTAAAGTTGTGGATGGTGATACAGTTGATGTGGACATTGACCTCGGCTTTGGCATGACATACAAAAAACAAAGAGTCAGAATGGTGGGTATTGATACACCTGAAAGCCGAACAAGAGATTTAGTAGAAAAGAAATTTGGTAAGGCATCAAAGGCACATCTTAAATCAATCTTAGAATCAGGAGATATTGAATTAGTATCTCATGATAAAGGAAAGTTCGGAAGAATCTTGGGTGATTTATTCATTGGTTCTTCGACATTCTCAGTTAATCAGCAAATGATTAATGACCACCACGCAGTCGCATACACAGGTGGTAACAAAGAAGAAACTGAAAAAGGTCACATGGCAAACAGAGAAATTCTTATCGCAAACGGAACAGTTGTTCTTGACGAGTCAGAGTCATGATGATAACAATTATGGATGTGTTTTACATCCTTATGATTTTAATAATCTTCGGATTCATAATTCATCTTGAAACGCAGATGAAAGTTATATTGGAGATGTTAAAACAAAGGTGGTCTTATAGTTCATTAGAAGAAGAAAAAAAATCATTATTCGAAAAGTCACTAGACAAAATAGACCCCAAATGATATACTGATACAGTATATTAAAAAATATATATTATGGAGAAGTGAAATATGTCATTTATTAAAGACTTAGTAAAAGCGTCAGGTAACGAATACGCAAGTATCGTTTCCGATGGCGTTGCTGCTGGAGATGTAGATTCATTTATAGATAGTGGTTCTTATGTCTTCAACGCACTTTTAAGTGGTTCACTGTATGGTGGATTACCTAAAAACAAAATCACTGCAATCGCAGGAGAATCAGCAACAGGTAAAACTTTCTTCGCATTGGGAATGTGTAAACAATTCTTAGAAGATAATCCTGAAGCTGCCGTAATCTATTTCGAATCCGAATCAGCAATCACAAAAGATATGATTGAAGAAAGAGGTATCGATGCAGATAGAGTTGTTATTGTGCCTGTAATAACAGTTCAACAATTCAGAAATCAGGCAATCAATATTCTCGATAGATATTTAGAAACGCCAGAAGATGATAGACCACCTATGATGTTTGTTCTTGATTCACTTGGTATGTTATCTACAACAAAAGAAATCGAAGATACTGCTGAAGGAAAAGAAACTAAAGACATGACTCGTGCCCAAATTACAAAGGGTGCATTTAGAGTATTGACTCTTAAACTTGGTCGTGCAAAAGTTCCTATGATAGTGACTAATCACACATACGATGTCATTGGTTCAATGTTCCCACAAAAAGAAATGGGTGGTGGAAGTGGATTAAAATATGCCGCCTCATCAATCATTTATCTTTCAAAAAGAAAAGAAAAAGAGGGTAGTGAAATCGTAGGAAATATTATACACTGTAAGAATGCTAAGAGTAGATTAACAGTTGAGAACAGAATAGTCGATGTCAGATTGACATATGACAAAGGTCTTGACAGATATTATGGTCTCTTAGACTTGGCTCTTGCGAGTGGAGTTTTCGAAAAATCTTCAACTAGAGTTAAATTACCAAATGGTAAAACAGAATTTGGTAAAACGATTAACAATAATCCAGAGAAATACTTCACCGAAGAAGTAATGGAAAGATTAGAAACAGTATGCAATCAGTATTTTAAATATGGAAACAACGAGAATAGAAGTATCAATAATCAAGAATCTGATACAGAATGACCAGTTTGCACGGAAAGTAATTCCTTTCCTAAAATCTGAGTATTTTGCCGATTCATCTGAGCAACTAGTATATAAAGAAATTACACATTATTTCGACAAATATACTAAAGGCCCAACACTCGAAGCACTTCTCATAAATCTAGATAACAATACATCTGAGTCAGAGAATGTTATCAAGATGTCAAAAGAGTTGTTGGGTTCTTTGCCCAAAGATGAAACGCCTATAGAATGGCTTATTGATGAAACAGAATCATGGTGTAAAGATAGAGCAATCTATATTGCAGTAATGGATTCTATTGAAGTCTTAGATAAGAAGTCGCAGAGGTCAACAGGTGAAATACCAGAGTTATTAAAGGATGCTCTTTCCGTGTCTTTTGACCAACACATTGGTCATGACCAATTAGAAGATGCAGAAGAAAGACATGAGTTCTATACTCACGAAGAAGAAAAACTTCCATTTGATTTAGAATACTTTAACAAGATTACAAAAGGTGGTCTGCCTAATAAGACATTGAACATTTGTCTTGCAGGCACAGGTGTTGGTAAATCATTATTCATGTGTCACATGGCATCTAGTGCCTTGATGCAGAACAAGAATGTTTTATACATTACATTAGAGATGTCAGAAGAAAGAATTGCAGAGAGAATAGATGCAAACATAATGAATGTGCCAATGAAAGAATTGCCAGACATATCTAAAAAAGATTATAGTAAGAAGATTGAAAGACTTAAAAACAAGACAAAGGGTAAACTTATTGTAAAAGAATATCCAACTGCAGCTGCTCACGCAGGACATTTCAGACATCTTCTACAAGAATTAAATATCAAGAAAGATTTTCAACCAGATGTTATCTTTGTAGATTATCTAAACATTTGTGCATCTCAAAGAATCAGACCAGGTGCTGGTGCAAACTCATATACATTAGTTAAGAGTATTGCAGAAGAGTTGAGAGGTGTTGCAGTAGAGTATGATGTGCCAATCATGAGTGCAACTCAAACAACAAGAAGTGGTTTTGGTTCTACTGATATTGGTTTAGAAGATACTTCTGAATCATTTGGTTTGCCTGCGACTGCTGACTTGATGTTTGCATTGATTACATCAGAAGAACTAGAAGAGTTAGACCAACTTGTGGTAAAACAATTAAAGAACAGATACAATGACCCTACAATCTTCAAGAGATTTGTTATAGGTGTTGATAGAAGTAGAATGAAGTTATACGATGTAGAACAAGAGGCACAAGAAGAATTAGTTGATGGTGAACTATTAGTTGATGATAGTATTCCTGTCGCTGATAGGGCAAGGGCAACAGATAAGTTTAACGATTTTAAGGTGTAATTATGGGAACAAGAGCGTGGCGTATTAAAAATTTGAAGTCTAGACAAGAGAGAGCTTTAGAAAGACTAAGAAGAATTAAAGAACCAAACAAGAGAGAACTCAAAGAGATTGAGATACTTGAAAAGAGGATAAAATAATGCAGAAAGTTTCATTTGATGATATTGGTGGAGAGATAATTAAAGATACTTCTCAGTATCTTCTTAAAGATAATAAGTTTGGTAATAACTTAGTTTTGAGTAGCACATTTTTAAGAGCAAATCAA